ATGCTTTCTAATATAGATAATCTTATTGATGCAACAGAGTTGATCGAGAAAATAGAGAACCGTCAAGATGGTGATAGTGGTATGTTTGGTACATTCTTTGGAGACTCCAAACATTAACACAATATTAAGCATTATTGGTTTTTATAATATAGTATGTTAGAATAACAACACATAACCAACTAGAAACAATGCTTAACCTAGACGAGATGTATCATTCTTACTTGGGTGGTCACAAACAATTTAACATAGACGGTGTTAAAGAAAGGATAATTGCTTATGGTTGGCATTGTGATGGTAGTGACATTACTGGTCATTATGTTACCACAGAAAACCATAAATTGTTTTATAACCGAGACAATCAATTTGTTAGAAAAGAGAGTCTCGCTATAAAATAGAATAAATACTTATGTACTCATAGAGAGGTACTTATTATGAAAACAGTAGAAGAACACATTGCAAAGGATAAAGCAATCCTTGATGACCCAACGCTTAATCCTGCTGCCCGTAGGCATTATAAGGAAGAATTGCACGAATTGGAAGAATATGTGGATCACCACAAAAAAGAGATAGATGCAGGTGACCACCATGACCCTAATACTATCGAATTATTCTGCGAAATGCACCCTGATGAACCAGAGTGTTTGATTTACGACGACTAATATCCAATTAAATAACTGTCACAACCCACCTTGCACTAACCTGTAGGGTGGGTTATACTATGTTTAATTACAGGATTTCAATGACTCTACAAACTATTGTTGAATCTTACAATCAGGATGTGAATGAACTACCAAAACTCCATAGAGATCATGGTGGTGGTATGGCACGAAATGGTTCAGGTCTTGTATATGAGAACTTGATTAAGAGAACTTGTAGTGCATTGGAATTAGATGCTAAAAAGAATGATTATAAGAGAACTGAAGAAGTAAATGGTCACTGCTTAAAGAACTTACAAGTTGATTGGCATGTGTATAAGAATAATAAGATGGTTAAAGCGATAGAATCAAAAACATACTTGGATGCTTGTTACCTGAAGCGTGCGGTAATGGATTTTATTGAGTTAGAACAGTCTCCAGAGGTTCCTGATGATGTAGAGTATGCTGTTTTTGCTGGTCAAAATGCCTGTGGTAAAGATGCTTTTGCATATTATCCTGCATTTTTCAATAAGATTACAGGTAAAGAAGTAAAGATATTCTTTGTTAATCCTAATCGTAAGAGGTCATCTTCACGTCCAATATATGATGAAAAGTGTAGAGATGATTTTGATCTTGACATGGGAGTGTATAATAGTTTTATTCAATGGTTACACAAATGAAATTACATCATAATGATATGTTCGATGTATTTCCTAGCATTGAACCACAGAGTGTTGATTTGTTACTTACTGATTTTCCTTATGGAACATTAAATAAGAAACGTAATGAGTGGGATAAAGTAATAGATTATGATAAATTCTGGTATCATATTGATATAATATGTAAACCTAATGCTGCTATTATATCAACAGCAGCACAACCATTTACATCTGTATTAATATCAACTAACTATACTAATTTCAAGTATTGTTTAGTGTGGGAGAAGTCAAAGGCAACTGGGTATCTTAATGCTAAAAAGCAACCTATGAGGGCACATGAGGATATTGTAGTGTTCTATAGAAAGCAACCAACATATAATCCACAGATGACAATAGGGAAACCATACGATAAGGGAACCGCAGTAAGAGATGCAGAACAATATGGTAAGCAAACAAAAGCAGTTCATGTAAAGAATACTGAAGGAACACGTTATCCTAGAAGTGTATTGTATTTTAAAACTGCTGAAGATGAGGGTAAACTACATCCTACACAGAAACCAATAGCATTATATGAATATCTGATTAGAACATATTCTAATGAGGGTGATGTGGTATTAGATCCCTGTATGGGGTCTGGAACCACTGGTATTGCCTCTTTAAACACTGATAGGGAGTTTATAGGTATTGAGAGAGAAGAGAAGTATTATAGCGTTGCAGAGGAGAGATTGAACGACCATGTGACAGTTGAGGAAGTGTCACAAGAGGAGTTGAATCCACTTGCTGCCATACTATAATAAGCACATGGGAAAACAAACGAGGTTCCTTTCTACTAAGACATCAGGCATTTGCTGACTCAACCTAGCATCTTGAGTGCTATACCTGCTATCAGCATCTTAAGTCCTGTAAATCTTAGACATGACCGAAAGGGTAATGCACTGTCCCCTCAGTTTTGTTTTCTCTCACCAAAATTTCTTTTATTAATCAAATGGGTACAAGATCTCGCATTGGACTTAAAATTGATGGTGGTATTGTTTCAGTATATCATCATTGGGACGGTTATCCTGAATGGTTAGGTGTTACACTTGAGAAGAAGTTTAACACTAGAGAGGCAGTTGAAGAACTGATTGATGGTGGTGACATGTCATGCTGTGATTCTGATAGTGATTGGGATCTTAACAAGTGTGAACCACATGTTCAGTACTATAGTTTAAGGGGTGAGGACTGCCCACCAAAGATGTCAGAGTCACTCACAGAGTATCTTGATCTAGCAGAGAAAACTGATGGTGAGTATGCTTATGTATTTGATGGTACATGGACTTGCTATGAAATAGGACAGTATAGTGAAAATGGAGTAAAAGGTAGAATACTTGATATTCCATCAGAAAAAGAGGCAGAAGACAAGATGCTTGCTGCCACTTACTAAACTGTCACATCCGAGGTTGTATTATGATGTAAAACTGCTACAATACATTTGTTGAGGGATATGTGGTTCCATAGCCCGAAAGCAACATACATCCATTTCTGGTTAGGAGTTGTTAGTAGGGGTTCAGGTGTAAGCGATTCCCTATGGGTAAATTTGGGCATATAGGTGAAACCTTGTAGATGCCCCACTCTCTCAACACCCTTTTTGTAAACCGACACTATTTTTTTAAAATGTCACCTAATTTTGCTGAATTTCTTCTTGAGAACGCTGACACAGGCAACGATGTCCTTGCTGTTCTTGATGATATTGTAGAAGTTGTAGAAACTGGAGGAACCGATTTGTAAAGTGTCACAAACCCCCTACACAGGGGGTTTTTTAATTACTATAATACATTCATACGCACATTTCTATTATGTCAAGAAACATCTTTTTGAGTATTGATGAGTGGCAACAAATTAGAGAAGAGTTGAAAGTTAAAAAAAGAAGATGTGAGATTACTCGTAGAATGGAGGATGAATACTGGAATTTTAGATTATTCCCTATTGAAATAAAGGAATGGAAAAGTAATGCTAAAAAGTATCCTCACAATACAACAAGATGTTTTCCAAGAACAGGTGTGAATTCAGAGACACTTGATAAGATAAAGACTCCACGTCTCTTTAATAGATTATTACAAGAGAATTATAGAAGTCAGGATTTAGGATACAGAAGTATGTTTCCATCTTCTTATGATGGTGGTAGTGTAAGATCTTTTATATCATGGGCTACCAATACAACTGTTTTCGATGATAAGGATCTTGATAGAACTATAGAAGAGTGGGAGAGAATTAGAATTATAATGGGTAAAAAGATGGACTTGAGTAATAAAACACGTTGGTATCATTATGATTTAGAGGATTTATTTGAAGAAGTGGTAAATAATGTGACAGTTTCATAAGTGTCACACCATTGCCCCCATATCACACTGGGGGCATTATAATAAGTACATCAATCAAACGGAGTTCTCAATGACTGCAACACCAATTCAAAAAACATTAGAGGAAAGAGTTCTTGAATGGACAGAGCAATTATGTGAATCACTTGCTGAAAACTACAAGCAGTATCACAGAAGAATGGTTGAGAATAATGCTGCAATTTTTAACAATGATGGTAGTAAAGTAGAACTATCACGCTATGCACAAGAGCAGATAGATGCTCTTAATGATGGTACATTCAAAGGAATGAAGTACACTATCACATCAGGTAAGAAGTATTATAAAATCATCTCTAATGACTGGGATGATCGTAGAGAAGAGTATAGAAGTGGTGGAGTCCATGCCTTTGTGGATAAGAAAACAGGTGAAGTTTACAAACCTGCTTCATGGAAGTCTCCAGCAAAGCATGTACGCTATGATATGAGAATTATCAATCAGCGTCAAATGTTACATGATCCAACTTACACAGGTTGGGCAGGTGGTTATCTTTACATGAGATAATCACCATGAGAACATTACATCTAACCAATGACCAATTCGCTGCTTTATATGATATTTTAGCAGAGACAGTTGAGTACATTGAAGGCGATCTAATTGAATATGAAGATGATAACGGACAATTACAAAGAGAGGACATAACTGATTATGAAGCATATCAAATCTTCCAACAAATCAAACACATTCAGGGGGAATCCTAATGAACATTGAAGCAAATCCTAACGCAACCAATTCTGAAATGGATGCAAAAACAATCATCAATCATTCAAATATTCTTGATAGAACAACCAGAGATACAGTAATTGAACAGTTTGTTGAATTAGTTGTAGATGGTATGGATACCAAAGATTTGGTTAGATATGTAACTGATGAATTAACAGAATACTATGATGATTGTAGTGATGTTGAATTAAGAGAGTTTATTGATAATTATGATGAGGACTTGTATGATGAGTTAGTTGACAATGCAACATATATTGCTGAAAAAGATGCTGCATCTTACACATAAGGTAGGAAAATGAAGTATAATATGAGTACAAAGGAAAAACTACTATTCATTCTATCATTCTTATGGACACTTCATTGGGGCACAAGAGTCGTATCTATTATAGTGGATACGGTTATTCTAAACGCAGGTGTGAGAGTGTTACCTCTTGGTTTATGAATAAATTCTTACCACGTCATCAAATTGATGTAACAGTCAATCATCGTGGTATGATAAGAGAAGATGCACTTGGTTATTGTGATTGGATAGGCACTTCACATAACCCTAGAGACTTTGAAATTGAGTTACAATCCAATATGGATGAGAAAACTTACATTCAAACTCTATTGCATGAATTGGTTCATTTACGCCAATGGGTAAAGGGAACTTTGAAAATGAAGAGTGGTAAATTTCATTGGAAAGGTAAGAATATTTCTGAAATAGAATATTTGAATCAACCACATGAAATTGAGGCATTTTCAGAGGAAAAAACACTATATAATCAGTATGCGTTTGATAAATGGGGCGTTTGGTTAGATAATACTTACTTTAACAATACACTACCACGTCATCTTCTTTAAAATGCAATTACTTCACATCGAACACCCTGAAGATTCTATCCTAACAGGTGACCTATCTGTATTAGATTGGTTCATTGAATCTAATAGTAATATATCACTTAAAATTGATGGATCACCTTCAATAGTATGGGGAACTAACCCTGAAACTGGTAATTTCTTTGTAGGTACTAAAAGTGTATTCAATAAGGTAAGGAAAAAGATAAATGAGTCGATTGATGATATTATATTAAATCATCCTAATGAGGAATTGCAAAAGATATTAATAAGTTGTTTTGAGAATCTACCTAGAACCCTTACCATTTATCAGGGTGATTTTATAGGATTTGGTGGTGATGATTACTATCAACCTAATACTATTGGTTACTTGTTTCCACATAAGATAGATCATAATATTATCATTGCACCCCATACAACCTATGATGTAGTTGGGAATACATTGCGTGATACTGTTGCAAGACCATTAGATAATACATTATTCAGTGATTATGATGGTGTTTTATTTGTTCAATGTGATGCACAAGGTGACTTTGCAAATGAAATTAGAGATAATTGTAAGTTTGCTAAACAAATGGGTGAACTACCAGTATATGTGGATAGAAATAAAGCGAATAAGATAAAACAGTCCATTAATCAGTGTATAAGATTGAGTAATAGACCAATAATTATGGATGATGAGTTAGAAATTATTGCTGATGTTCATAATGTTGATATTAATCTATTAAGGTTATGGCAGTTGGTTAAATCAATTAAAGAGGATGCACTTTATATGTGTAAGCATAACGCATGGTTCACATCATACCTTGATGAAGAGATAGATGGTGAGGGATATGTAATGACCAATAAGCATGGAACATATAAGTTAGTAGATAGGGAGCAATTTAGCAGAGCGAATTTCTTACGCTATAGTGGACGTGCCAGTTAGACAACTGTCCACTCACTATGGCATGGTGGTTATTCTACCATTATAATAAGTACATCACCTAAAGAGGTTTCCATGAAAGAGACAATGTACTTGGTTAAGGACATTGAATTTGATATTACCGATGGTGGTAATAGCGAAGATGAATGGACTTATGAAGAGTATGAGAGTCTCAAGCACGATGCCATTGGTTTATGGTATGCTAAAAATGAAAATCATTTATGTGATAAAATCACAAATAAGTTAGGTTTTGGTATTCTTTCAATAGATTGCACTACCAACACTTTACATCCACTTACTTCCTACATGTAGGACATTGTTATGCAACTTGAATTATTAAAAACAAATCCAACTCTTACTGTTGATGAGTATGAGTTAATTAGTGAGGGATTAAGTGTCTATGCAGATACACTTAATGATGGTAAAGGCATTACTCTCATTAATAGGCAAGTAGGTAGATTACTTGCTAAATTAGAAACTCTATTACCTGATGAGGACTAACTAATGGAAGATCTTAATCGTCTTCACAATGTAACACTTACTGAAGGTCAAATCTCTACCATTCTTTACATATTGGAGGGATATAACCCACTTGATAGTGATGGTTATGACCCTGAATATAGGGAAGATATTGATAAGATCTTTGAAGTATTAGAAGGTACAGTTGATAAGTTTTATGATGGTTATTCTGCTGATGATGTAGCAAAATGTGTTATAGACACTAATGGTGACTATGCAGAGTGTGTTGATCGTTTAGTAGATTCAATGAATCCAACATTTCATATGGATCAGGCGTTTGCTAAATTAGATGAGGAATTATGATTACCAAAACAGTTTCATTCAAACCTATCACTCCTAGAGCAAGGGCAGGTAAATGGGGTAAACACATTATGTGTCCTTGTTGTGAATCAATTACTAAAGTTTATCACTTTAGTTGGTCTGGTTTACATTGCCAACACTGTAAGCATGATATAGATAAATCACTATGGTCAGTGGAGGTCAAATGATTGAACCAATAACACTTACAGTTAATTTAAGTGAGGCAATAGAAGATTTACAACTTGGTCTGACTAAAGATCAAGTTGAGTTTATTGCAAAAGACATCAAACGTGGATGGGATTTTACTCACATCTATGAAGAGATTGAAGCAAAAGTGGAGGAATCTGCTAATTATGCAAACATTACACTTGGAGATTGATGGCACTATCCAATACCAGCATCGTTCAAATTGCTGATGCACTTGTCCCTGAAGTGATTGATTATTTGAGAAAAGACGAAGAATCCAAAATACAAATACTATTAGGTGAGATGGTAGGTGATGCTGTTTGTAGGAAATTAGGCAAAACAAATGCTGATGGTTCATGTTCGATTGATGGTCAAATTAATCGTGAACTTATTCTTACCATATTATCAAGAGTTAAGTTACATGCTGTGACACTTGATGAAGTGTCCCCAAACGACACCGTAGGTGGTTAATAACCACTATAATAAGAGAGTACAAGGGAAAAACCCATGAACAGTATTTCTGAACAAATCATGACCGACATTGATTGGTTAATGGATGAATGTGGTATGGATGATGACCAATGTGATGAGATCATTCAGGCATGTGAAGAATTAGGTGGTATCAGTGCAGAGTATTTCTGTGAAGAGTTTATCTTTGAAACTGGTGATCCTGATGACATACCCAGACTTCATAGTGATGATTATCTAAACATTGCACACTTCAACGCATTATGGTGGGAACAATGAGTTTAAAAGAGTATCGCATTTATGCACGACGTGAAGAGTATTATACCACTGTCGTGGAGGCAAGCAGTGAAGAAGAGGCATGGGAACAGGTTGATGATGGAGACATGATCGACTGGGAACCATTACTTGAAGGTGGAAACTTT